TTAAAAAAGCCTGATACTGTGAAAGTTTTATTTCACTTAATTTAGTTGGTATTGTTATTTCTAATTTCATTTGATTTGTTTTTTATAATAATAAAATAATGTGTAAATTGTATTAAACAAAAAAAAGGCGTACATTTCTGTACACCTAATTTCCCTAATAATCAACTAACCTATATTTCCTTTATATCTATTGCAAAGAAGTTTTGTTTAAACATATCTTTGAATAATGTAATAACCATCTGTTCGCTTGATGCTATTATTTCAGCATACTCATAATCTTTCTCATTGTCAGCATATCTGTACCAACCTTTAACTTCATATTGTTTCATATTTGTTTTATTTTATATTATTTATCTATAAAAATATTTTCATTTGCATATTGGTAAAAATAACCATAATCACTTTCCATTTCTATAACTCCGTATTTTAAAAAAAACTCAATTTTATTAATTCCTTTTTTTAATGCTAATTTTAAAACATTTTTTTTAGAATATTCTGAATTTGCGTTTTCTACTAAAATAGAAATGTTTTTTTCTAAATCAATTTTTTTAACTTGTTTTTTTATTTCATCTGTTGAAATATTTATTGTATTCGATGCACACGTACTACCATAATAATATTCATTACCATCAATTAAAATGCAATATGTACCTTTTAATTCTGTTTTATTGCAGCAATCACATTCATTAACTTTGTCTGTAAATCCTATTATTTTAAAATCTGTTGTCATTTTGTTTAGTTTTTTAGTTGTTGTTATCTGAGTACAAATATACAACACTTATTAACATTACAAAACTATTTTAAAATTTTAACAAAACTTTAACTATTCAAATAAGCACTTGCAACTTTATACATCTCTTGCATCTTTTTAATCTCACCTATATTACGTGGCAAATTAATAACCACTTCTATATTCTTTATGTGATGTATATAACATTGTATAACTGCAATTATTTCTCCGTATGTCATAGTTTATATATTTGTTAGATAACGGTGATTATCGCCTTTATAAAACATTTTAGTAAATAAAATAACTTCCTTTGTTTGGATTCTCTAAATGGGATGTTGCTGCATATCGCATAGCATCTATTGCGTGATTATAAGCGTCTATTGGTTTATTCATTTTTACTCCTGTTTTATCTGTTAACCAAATGTAGTTTCTTAATTCATTAATTAGATTCTTACTTCTTGATGTAACATATATTTTATTTTGATTGATTAAATTAATACCATATACAATACTATCTTTTCCTTTTGATACAGGTAATACATTATGTCCATAACTATTCAACTCAGCTATTGATTTTGGTTCAGCACTATCAGCGTAAACAATATCATTTACTTCATTTGCTTTTAATAGATTTGATATTTCACTATTTAATAATCCTTTCTTATAAATTATCTCATCAAATATATAAGCATCATTGTATTTATACATAGCAACTAAACTTGTAGGGTCATTTGAATAACCAAAGTCCATTCCATAACACAATATCCTTGCATCAGTTGGTAAATCTATTTCATTCCAATCTGTAATACATACACCTTCTAAACTACCTGTTTGTCCAAGTCCATATACTTGCCACCAATTAGCCCAGTATGTAGATGTTAATGCTTTTATCTTTGCTGATTCTATTTCTTTTATAATAGTTTCGCTTAATGCTTCATTGTCTAAATACGTTAATGTAATAAAGTCTATGTTATCTTGTGTTAGTATTTCTTTGTCAACCCAAAATGTAGAAGCAGGATTATAATCTAACCATATATCGCCTGATGTTCTAATTGCCATTTGGTAATAGCTTTCAAAGTCTATATTGTTACATTCGTTAACGTATAATATGTTTCTTCTTGCACCTCTTAACTTGTCCGGTTGGTCTACAGAAAAGAATTCAATATAACTACCATTAGCAAATGTGTATTTTAAAGTACTTTTATTAAACTGGTCATCATTATACCTACCTAATGCCATTATAATCTTTAAGAAGTCTTTTAAAGCACCTCTACGTAAATGTGGTATACTTTCAGATACAACACTTATTTCAAGCATTGGTTCTTTTATTGCTTTATCAATTAGTAAAGGAAGTATTCCAAATGTTTTACCAGCTGATGTACCTCCTCTAATAACTTTAATACGTTGCTTTAAACGTGATAACTTTCTTATTGCAGTAGTCAATACAAACTCCATATAATAGTGTCTTAAATGTCATCAAAATTGATGTTAAAGATAGGCTGCTCATTTGTTACTGTAATGTCTTTTGTTTCTCTTGGTTTACCTGCATAATAGTTATAGAATAATTGTGTGAATTTAAAATCACCATTCTCTAATCCTTTTTCTAATGCCATAAATGCTAATGGTTCTAATGCTCCAAGTTTCTCTATTAACTTTACTTCTTCTGCTTTAGTACTTCTACCTGCATTTTCTCTTTTGCCACCCCAATTGTTTTTATTTTCCATCTTGAAATAATTTGTTTATTCAAATTAAAAATAAACATTTTTGTTTATTGTTTATTTATTTAAGTCACTTCTATTTTTATGTACTTCTTTATCCATCTGTTCATAAAATTGTTTATCTTTAAATCCATTTTTCAATCTCATTAAATTATTTGCTCTTTCTTTTATCTGTTTAAATTCAGAATCAGTTTTAACTCTTTCAGATAAACATTTATCACAATATAAATCTTGAGTAGCACCTGTAGTTATTATTATACTACATAGATGACATAATGTTGCACCTATTCCCCCATTTAATTTATGTATTGGTTTCATTCTCCTTGTCCTTTTTTAATTAAATAATACCATAGCCAAATTATCTTTGACCTTAAAAACTCATAAGCCATTAATACTAATATATATTTCATTCTTCATCGGGTTTATATTCCCAGAAGTATTCACATTCTAATCCTTCATTTGGTGGTTTACAAAAGTATGATTGTCTAAACTTACTTGGTTCTGCTTTATATCTATAACATATAAAAGATAGTTCACAGTTGTTTCCTGAACACATTGTTATATCTGGCATCTTAATTGTTTTTATTATGTTCTATTACTTTCATATTCATATCGTAGATAGCTTCTAAACGTATTATCATTACATTGTGATGTTCTGTATCTTTTGTTTTATTTAAAAGGTTATTTAAGTTGTTTATTATTTTGTATTCGTATGCTGCTTTTTCAAGTTTGTTTATTCTTAAATTACTTTCTTCTAACTGTATTTCTAATTCAGATACTTTTAAGTTTTTCTTTTTAAGTTCTAATCTTAATTCTTCATTGTCTTCTGTATTTAATACATTTTCTTCGTCCATTTGATTTACTATTATGTTTCTTAAACTTCTTAAATCTCTATTAAACTTTTCATACATTTCATAATTATTTAAAGAATGTATTACTGTTGCGTGATTCTTATTTACTGAATCGGCTATTTCTTGTAATGTCATTTTAGGTTTAAAATGTTTTATTAAGTAGAAGTATAATGCTCTTGCTTCTATTATATTATGCTTTCTACTATTTTTAGAAACATCTATATCAGTTTCTTTTAATATTATTTCTTTTAATCTTTCTGTTATTTCCATTTTATATTTCAGATAGTTGTTTAAATAATTCTCTATTTTGTTTTAAAAATTTAGTTAATTTTCCTTCAGGAGATTCTGTAATTTTAATTAAATCAACAATTATATTTTCATCAATTTTACTTGTTATTTTATTTTGAATTCCAAAAAAAGAATTATAATTAGGAATCTGTTTATTATGTTTTGGTACAAATAAATTAATTAAAATTGCTTCTAAATCTTTTTTATCATAAAAAAATGTTTCATCTTTTAAAATTACAATTACATCAAAATCTTTATCTTTTCTATGTTGGTTTATTCTTTTACCTAAATAATCTGAAACTCCAATATAAACTATTTCTTTATTTTTAATTAATAAATATAATCCACTTTTATAATCATAATCATTTACTTTATATTTTTCACCATAAAATGTATTTATAAAAGCGTCTTTTCTAAAAATTTCTATTTTCATAATACTCCTCTTAATACATATTGGTTTAAATCTACATCGCTATCTTCTCCAAAGAAGTATTTATAATTATCTATTCCTTGTTCAAGTTTACGTTTGCCTTTCTCGTAAAATTCATCTGAACATTCAAATATTCCAATGTCTAAACTTCCTTTGTCAATACAAACAAATACAAATTCATCTACGTTAAACATTTCCCTGTAAAGATATGCTTGTAAATCATAACTGTATTTATCTGCTGAATATCTAAATTCATTTAATCCAGTAGTAGTTTTTAAATCTACAATCATATTGTCTTTTAGTATATCTGCTTTTGCTCTAAATGGTATTCCATTTATCATTGCTATTTCAGGTATTTCAAATTGTGCTTTAGACATATAGTGTACTGCTTCATCGTTTCTTAAAATTGCATCAGCTAACCTTTCAGCAGCTTTAATCTCATTTGTAGTGTAAACTTCTTTACCTTCTGCTTTTGCTTCTTTGTATGCTTTTCCTGCTTTTGTTGCCACATCTACAATAGTTAATTCATCTATCTTATGTGGTTCTAAAATCATTGTATGGAATAGTTTACCATCTCTTAAAGGTTGTGTTTCACTTTGCCCATACTTTGTAACGTACTTATAAGTTTTAGGACTTGATAGTACCATTTTAAGACTTGAACTACTTAAAGCTTGTTTACCAAGATAACCGTAATAGAATGAATCGTCATACATATTATCAATTAGTTCTTGTTTATCCCAAATCTTGTTGTCGAATGTTTTAATTTTTGTTTCCATTGTTTATTATTAGTTTTAGTAT